CTGTTCTCCAAGTATGAAGAAGCTGCTGAACAAAGTGGTAGCACCCAGTTCAGTATGCCTATCTCCCTGAAGAACAAAATGTCTTTGTATCGTAAAGAATACAAAATCACCAACTTGGCTTCCACTGAAGTTCTTGCTGTAGCCATCCCTGTGATGCGTGAAGGTGGTAAGATGGAAATGGTAACTTCTTGGATGAAGTATGCTGAAATCGAATACTGGCAACAGTGGTATCGTGAACTTGAAAGAGGTTTCTGGTACTCAAGAAGCTCTGACAGAGTTATTGGTGGCAATGGCAGACCTGTTATCTCTGGACCTGGTGTTCAAGAACAATTGGAAGACTCTCATGTACACCGTTATTCTCACTTGACTGCCAAGTTGATTGAAGAATACTTGATGGACATCTTCTACTCCAGAGTTAAACCTGGTAAGGGTCGTCAAATCAAGGGTTACACTGGTGAATATGGAATGATGCAGTTCCACAGAGCCATCCAAGATTGGCAGAATCGTTCAGGTTTCATCAAGAATGTTGAAGTC